CTCCCACTGGGCAGGTAGTCAGCCGATTACCTGCCCTTTTTTTGTGTAACCAAAGGAGTCAATCATGAGAGTATCTACATTAACAGGCAAAGATGTAACTATCAGACGCATCATTGGCAAAGACATGACCGCACTAGAAATTGAAGTGGAGTCATGCGGTACAAAACAAACATTCATGATTCATTTTGAACATGATGACCCGATCATTCGTGAGTTACCTGCTACTGTTGACCCTGATCTACAGGATACGGCACGTAACTTTGATCGCATTCGCAAGCCCATCTTCATTCCTCAAATGACTGACGTTGAGGAATATGAGATGGAGCAAGAGTTTCTCAGGGATATTGCTTAAAATAATATGCGGAACAATTTTTACGTTGAGGCATGGATGGCGCTCGCATCGCTTGCAAAGCCATGGATATAGACACGTAAGGTTGGTATGAAGCAGAAGCCATGGCTACTCTGTGAATTAGTAAACGTGAAAATTAATAATCTGTGAAGAATTGTGTCCCAACACATCAACTCTGTGAAGTGTTGTGATATAATAAACCGTAAGTTCAACTAGCAAAGAAAGGACATTTCAGACAGCCCCATATTAGGTGGCTTTCTTGTGTAAGATTTGGAGTACAGGGCTGGCTATACCACATGCTCTGCAAGCAATGCCAGCCCTATCTTGCTTTATGTATATGTTTTATGTAGTAATTATGAGTAACTATTTTCAGTATGTGGATAAACTATTGAAAACATTTACTCATTTGAAAGCACCAGTAACTGTCGATAAAAACTGGATTGTAATTGTAGATCGTTTGGTCGAAGAACGACACAAATGTGAACTGTCCCAAGAAGCCTTAGCCCATAAGATTGGTTGCGCTTCAAGTCTAATACACAAATGGGAACAATATAAACGGTTGCCATCTGGGTTCCTATTCCTATGCTGGTTGCAAGCATTGGATTGTAAAGTTGAAATCAAAAAAGATTAACCGTGGTCACTCTGCAAAGTGTGATATTTGTGAAGTACGTTCACAATATTTCGTATGCCCTGTGAAATCTTGTGATCCACCAGACCATTATGTTGTGTGTCTTAACTGTTACGAGAAAGAATCATGGCAAGCAAAGCTCGCTCAAAAGGAAACTACCACGAAAACTATTTCGTCAAGCTCTTCAAAGAGTGGGGATGGAGTGTCAAGAAGCAACCGCTTAGTGGATCACTGGGAGGAGAGTATTCTGGAGACATCATCATCGAAATCAATGGACACCGCTTGGTGGCAGAAGTAAAATACAGAAAGTCATCCAGCTTCCCATCACCATTTACTGTTTTAGAAAATCGTGATGTTGCGTTGTACAAGCGTGGCACAGGAAGCAACCCCAAATGGGTGATGATCATACCCGATCATATTGTGGAGCAAATATGGAGTAAGTAATGTCATTCGCACTAATGGGCTGTGTGTATCAAACCGACATCGGTGATGCGCTAGCCAAGTTTGTATTGCTTGTTATCGCTGAGCATGCAAACACGGAGTCAGGAGAATGTTGGCCTTCAATAACTAGAATACAAAAGGTTACGCATCTATCACGACAAACAGTAGTCAACAAGCTAGACTATCTAGAACGCAATGGTTTTATCCATAGAGATAGAACTAAGCGGCGGTCTACTACGTATACCATACTAGTCAACGAGCTAGACCAATCTAGTCTATCAGGTAGACACGAACCTGTAACTAACACTAGAACAAAAAGATATCCAATACCTCCTGACTGGGTAGCTAGTGAAGAGTTACGTGCGTCAATCAAACAGGAGGTAGACCATGACGTTGAGCAAACTAAATTTAGAAATTACTACCAAGCCGATGGCAGACCACAAGCAAACTGGGATGCCAAGTATACCGTCTGGTGTTCTAACAGTTTTGGAGCAAAACAAAGCAGTAGATCGTCTGCGTCTGTCAAGACCAGCAGAAATAGACAGGTCAATTCTTTCTTCGATGATGCGGCACGGAGTATTCTTGACTGAACGTAGTGAGTCACGATTCCCTACAGATGGTGACAGCTATGAAGTGTTCCGTGGTTATAGCATTGCACTAGCTGATGATCACAACATTGATGAAGCTGTCCGTGCATTGATCATGGCTATTCAGCCGATGCCCGTTGAAGCTATGGAAAAGTCTTTGCTCACGACAATGATGCTAATGGTCAAGCCATCTAATGAGTCACCCAAAGATGCAGGTATGCGATGCAAGCTCTATGCAAATGAGATGCGTGACTGGCCCGCTGATATATTTTGCAGTGTACTAAACACTATCAAAGTGTCTTGTACATTCTGGCCCGCGTTTTCTGAGTTTAATAAACACTACGAGCAACGCGCAAAAAAGCGAAATGAAATGGTAAAAACAATATTCAACCGCATAAAACAGGTTGATTCTTGAGACGAAATAGTCTACAACAAACTTGAGAGAAGGAGTACATCATGAAATCTACAAATCACCGTATGGGATTTATTGGTGGCAGTGACTGCTACGATATCATGGCAGGTAACTGGCATGACTTGTGGCTTGTCAAAACTGGGCGCCAAGATCCCGATGATCTATCAGACATCTTTGCTGTGCGGCTTGGTACGTACACAGAAGAGTTCCATATCCAAGAGCTTGAGCGTGAGCTTGGTGTATCTATTGAACGCCAAGTCAAGCGCAAGCGTGATATAGAGTATGTTCCATGTCGTGCCACACTTGATGGCGCTAATGGCGGTATTGGTTACGAGTGCAAGCATACCAATGAACGCACAACAATGGATAAACAATTACAGCGTTACATGCCACAGATACAATTTTATCTAATGGTTTCTGAGTTTAAACGCCTTGTATTTTCTTGCATATTTGGAAACTCTCGCCGAGAGCATGTGACAGTACAAGCTGACAAGATGTATCAGCATGAGATGCTCATGCAGATCATCGACTTCTGGTCATATGTCAAAGATGACCTTGAGCCTGACAGAGGTGAGCTAAATCCAATCTTGCCAAAGATTGATGCAGTCCCTATCAACAGCATGATTGCTATTGATGGATCTCAGAACAATCAGTTTATGGCTGATGCTGAGATCTTTGCTGTGACCAAAGAAAAACACACAGCACATGAAAATGCCAAGAAGCGCCTTAAAGAAATCATGCCAGCCAACTGTCGTGAGATGTATTGCGATGACTTTACAATGCGCCGTGCGTCCAATGGGTCTATTCGCATGACCACAAAGGAGGCAAGCAATGGCTAAGAAAGTAAAAGTAAAAAAGCTTTGGCAGGGCAGATATGTATCTGTCAAAGATTATGAAATCAAAGAAGCCATATCAAAAGGTGGTATGCATATATCACATGATGGCAAGTTTATGTCACTGTCTGTTGATCAGCTGTCACAGCTGAAGCCAAACAGTAAAGTGTTTCAATCTAAGTTTAAAGGTAGCTACCAGCTTGTCGATATACCTTGGGAGCCAGCTACTACAGATCCACGCCAAGGTTCTTTACAATTATAAACAGGACGGCCTGTCCCCATAAGCCGTCCTGTTATATCGCACTATCATCAAAGAAGGAGTCAGTTGATGACAACGAAATCTAACACAATCCCACAAACAATGGAAGCCGCTTTGCTGGCATGGCAACGCACCAAGCCAACCGTGCCAAAGAAAGGCAAAGCGCAGTACGGCAAGTACTCAAAGCTAGAAGATGTCATGCTGGTCTGCGACACCGCAGAAAAGTTCGGAATCGTCTACTACCAAGAAAATAATTTTGAGGTTCACGATGGACTCATTGTTGAGTTCATCGTCACTCACATGATTCACGAGCCATCAGGCAAGGAGCGCACCAGCCGCACCCTCGTCAAGGTGAAAGACATTACCAATCCACAAGCCATGGGCAGTGGCATCACATATGCAAAGCGTTACGGTTTGCAAGCTATGTTTGGCCTAGCCTCTGATGATGATGGTAATGACGCTACTGGGTCTGCGTCTGCAAACAATACTGCAAAAAAGAGACTCACTCGCACTAACGACACAGGAGATTTTTGATGTCGAGCAAACCTTTTGTAATTCGTAAAGATGTCCCAATGCCTGACCTATCTCATGTAGGTAGCACAAAAGGACAAACTAAATATAGCTGGATGAAAGACCTTGAGCTTGGAGACTCTATTGTTGTCGAAGATAAGCAAACGGTTGATTGCCTTACCAATGCTATACGCAAACACACAGACTTTGTGTTTGCGCGTAGACAACTAGACGATGGCAAGTTTGGGCTATGGGTATGCCACAGAAACAAGGAGAAGCGTACTAATGGATAAAGTATATGACGATACCAACACTGCTGTAGTTTACAAACCACGTGAAAACGAACAACTGCTTTCAACTGGCAAAGTAAACATTGATGGCGAGGAAACACGTATTCTTATTCTCAAAACCACATTGCCAGACGGTAAAGTTATACGTGATGTATATTCCAAAGATGGCTCATTGTTTGAGAATCAAGACAATGGTAACAACAACCCATTATTCTCTGGGCCATTCAAACATTTACGTTTAGCATTTTGGCTGAAAAAGAATGAAAGATACGGTAGTTTCTTATCTGGTGTTGTAGAGCCGCCACGTGATGCTCCAAAGAAAGAGGAGCCACCCAAGCAAGACAACAACATTAAGGATGATTTGGATGACGACATCCCCTTCTAAACTTGTAAAGAAAGGAAGCGGCAGATTAGTTGCCGCTTCTTTTATCCTCACCGAATGCAAACCAAAACATAAAACAAAGTATATAGTCTTTGCTATGCTCACATTAATTCTGTTATTAATTCTAATTTAGTAGGCGCTCCTTTGTGCGGTCGCATGGGGTCGCCTACAAAGACACAATGCGCATACCTGTTAGTGCGTTAAGCTCTCTGCCTACTAATACAACATCTTTGATGTGCGAAGTAATTGTGTCATCCATGTTTAACAAAGGAGAAAGTCATGTCAGTTCCGACACGAGAAGAGCTAATACAGGCTCTAAGAATACCAGTAGTAGAAACGAAGTTTGATTCACTTGGGCGCGTAGTTAGAAAGAAAAACTACAACACAAGCTCAAAGCCATCAAAAGCATCTAAAGTAATTTATAAGATGGTTCCAACATCAGAAGTCATTCGGATAAGAGGCCATCTCTATAACCGTTGACCCTGTCATACGTGAGCATCTGCTTACGATTACCTTCTGGTTTGTAACTACAATGAATCCATCCGCTGTTACCACCAGTATAACATTCTAAAATAAGTTGATCGAAATCTAGATTGTCACGAATCCAATGTGCCAACTCTAGATTGTCGATGTTAGGTACTTCAAAGTCAGCCGCTTCACCTTTTGCATGTTGACTATGGATGTTTGAACCCACGGCAATGCAGAGTTCGGGACACCTGAATCCACTCGACACCATGAATGGACCAAACTCGTCCCTTATTGGTTGTAAAATATTTTCAGCTAACAAAACCATAGACTCTATCTGCAAATCGTTGGCAACATTTGGGATGCCTCTGCGTTCAGCAGTCTGGCTCTTTTGCATCTCAGTTAATGAAAAGTTCTTTGACAGTTTCATAATGCGCACCTATATTAAACATGTCACGGCGATTGTCCTACTGGGCAAATCGAAGCTAGACACCGCTTTGAATAAAAGAAGGACTAGCAACCGCTTCCTAAAAGGGGCAGAAGTAAGACCTTACAGTTTGGTTTTCACTCTGCCCCTTGTTTATTTTTTAATACCCTTCAACGATCTTAAACCAAAGCTTGCCGCTATGCTGGCATAAACGGCATACTGAAACCACTCTGGCGTAGTTTCAAGAGCCGCAAAGCCATCCTTAACAAATGGCTGAAGCGGCGGCACAAAGCACATACCAATTATAATTATAAACAAAATGGTCCACGCTTCGTCTTTCCAGCTATTGTCACTAGCTTGAGCCATGACCTTTTCCCAGCCAGCCTCATGCTTCAACAACTCAGCTTCAGCCTCAGCCTTTGCTTGAGCCACCTTACCTTTAGCCTTGGTAGCTTCTACCTTCGACTCCATCCAAGACCCTGCCAGTGACGCTATAGGGCCGATTAACGCTTGAATCATCTCGACAACACTCCCTTTGGTAGCGGCTTGCAACTCCAGCCTACAGGTTTATGCATTGGCATATGTTTATGAACACGTTCAGCCAAAACTAAAGCATATTGTTTGCATGCACGTTCATTATCCTGCCACTTCTGTGCCTCAAGAAACGTACATTGCTCACGCTGTACAGCTGATGTGCCGATCAAACAAGCAATGACTACAGCCTGATACATCATTCTTTTGGAGTCCTAGCTTCTTTACCAAGATAGATTCCATATACGCCTGTCATCACACCCATAATTACAGATACAAACGCAGATTGTTGTGTTGTTGGCTCTTCAAGATTCATAAACCATTCAGCACAACGCCATGACATAGCTACAGATGCAATCATTGTAATCTTAGCTGTAAGGTTAAACTGTATGTATCGTTTCCACCAGTCAGTCATGCTACCCCCATTGCTCTAGCTACAGAAACCATTAGAAACACAAGCAACGCAACAGCTACTCCGATGACACCAGTGATGATGAGTACCGTTTTAAGCGTTTCTTCAAACTCTTTAGCCTTACGAATCGCTTCACGTCTCGCTTTCGCTTGCGCCTCTTTTTGCTCCCTGAGTTTCTTATTATGTAGGTCAACGATCTCTTGCCATGTATCTGGGCCAAAACGCATATTAATTAGAGTTCTAATCGTGTTCATTTCTTCTTGAAGTTTTTTAGACTCAAGAACCGCATCAATACTGCTTTTAAAGGTAATGTCACCAACACTAGCTTGTTTGTTACGCTCGTCATTAAGTTTCTTTTGGCAGTCAAAGAGCGTACTGACTTGTGATGAAATATCAGCAACAGATTGAACATCGTTAATCCTTGCTTTGATAAATGCTATGGCATTACTTGCGGCAGTAACAGCGGCTACCGCTGTAGTAATAGGTTCCATAACATTAGCCAGCAATCTCTATTGCAGTTAAAAAACTGCTTTGCGTGTTATTATTGCCAGACTGGTAGTTAGTATTAAAATAGACAGTGCGATTAAAGACACAACTAATCTGACATTTATATGTAAGTTGTGAGGTTGTCTGAGGATCATCTAAAACTGTAGCATTAGATGATGGGATAAAGTTTTCTAAGTTAGCAACATAACCAAGATGACCTAATCTTTGAGTAATAGCAGTAGTTGTGCCACCTAATACCCTCACAATCCTAAAATACATAGGATAGTTGCCACCACTATTTGAACCTAAAAAGTTGCCCATGACTAATATTTTACTGTCTGATGCTGATGGGGTAATGTTCAAAGTAAGTGCTGTGTCTTGATAAACATTAGCAGATATACTGAATGATGCGCTCGTATCTATTTTTTGATTAATAACTTGCAAAACCTTGCCACCACCAAAAGTATCGGCTGGGGCTGATCTGGAATTTAATCGTATTAGTGCCATATCAGTCTCCTATCCCAACGCCGTAATTATCAATTGAGGTTTTCTAATTAAAGTTGAAGGTGAACCATCCCAATTTCTTAAATCGTGAATACGAGCTTGGTAATTGTTGTTGTAGCACCTGCCTTGTATTTTAAGTGTCTTAGCACTTGTCCAACTTGCTTGTCTGCCAGTGGCTGTATTTGCGCTACCACCGATTGGTATTAAAAAAGTATGATGATATTCTGTATTCAAAGCACCATAAGTCTGGATAGATTGCCGTTGGCTTGTCACCTCATTGCTATCTATGAATGATCTAATATGAGTTATGGTATCTGTATCTTGAAAATTGTGAGAGTATACAAACTCGTATATAACCATAGTTGTGCCTGTTGGCGGCGTGTAAGATATAGATGACCCTGTTATATCTGTGCTTGTAGTGGTCAAAACCATTGCGGCAGTCACATTTGTTGATGTGTATGTTCCGCTTCCAACGGTGTAGTTATTACCATCACAGAGCATCACTAGCTTTTCTTTAATGTTGCTCCCACTAAGTCCAGTAAGATTAGACCCATCAATAGCTGGCAATGCGCCTGTTAATTTGGATGCCGCCATTGTATCGATCTTAGCGTCTGTGACAGCACCGTTACCAATCTTAGCCGTGGTAATCGTACCATCAGTTGGCGTACCAACACCCAACACATCACCCAAAGCAACAACAAAGTCGATGCTATCTGAAGCTAACAGTGCGCTGTCAAATATTAGGTTACTGCCGCTGACTGTGAAGCTGTCTTGCGGTGCTTGAATAACGCCATTAAGAGATACTAACAACTGATTAGCTGTCTCTGGAAAGTATGACGCGCCACCTAGCGTCAATGCGTAGGTGGCTGTAGCTGATGCTGTCAAGTTGTCCAGCTTGTGAAAACCGCCGCTGACTGGGGCTTTGCCAATATAGGGCATATGGTTCTCCTTATGGTTTTGTCGGCCAGACTACATCGTCTAGGTTGCTATAGGTTTTGGTAATGTCACGCAAAGCCTGACGGTAGGTTGTCTGTGCATCTGTCATAGTCAAATCAGAATTAGCCCACCAATCGGTTTCTGCTAAAAGCCTATCTCTTTCAATACGCAATAATTTCAATGGGCGTTGCGCCTCAATCTCAGCTCTCTTAGCCGCAATAGCTTTAGCCGTTGGCTGTTTAATATCAGGTGAATGCCACTCAGTGATAGCATCATCGTGCGCTGTCCAAACAGCATTAGGGGCAAGAGCAATCATTGCTTCAGTAAAAGACATTACTCAACCTCCCATATTGTCATAGTGTTCTTGATTGTTTGACCATATCTTGAGCCTTGTATGCTTGTTGCGACATCTAGGCTTTCAATAGGACTACCACTTTGTTCACACCCCATTCTGACTTGATATGTAATTGCATTTGTGCTTGCAGGCGTATGCTTAGTCATGAATGAGCATTGGTTCCAACTGTGACCATCTGATCCACCGCTTGATCTAATTGACATATAACCTGTTTGCAAATGTGTAGTTCCAGCAAATAAAGGCACACAAATTGTACTTGCAATATTTGTATGCTCATTGCCAAAGACATGAACTAAAATAAACACATCGCTAGTTGCGCTAGTCGGCGTAAAAGCGGCAGTCATTACCTGACCGCCCTCAGTGGCTGTTGGCACTGTATTATCAAGAGGAATAGTATTGGTTGTTCTCAGTGCCGTATTAGATTCATACTGCCTAAACTGTAAAACTTTACCACCGCCAGCACCACTTACCGTACCAGTAAACGCAAAGGTATCAGAAAGGTTTATGCTTTCGGATTGTATTTTAGAAAGTGCCATCTTTCACTCCTAATCAGCAATCTTTACAATTTGAACTCTGGTATAAATTTCATGCTGACCAAAGTTTGTTGCTCTGCCATAACCACTTCCAATACCTGCATCGTTGCATCTATGTTCAATTCTAAATGTTGCATTGGCTGTAAGAACTATAATTGCAGAACCCCTTGACCAGCTTGACCCACCATTTCCAGAGTTATTTGCGAATGTACTTTCGCCATCGTAATAAGTTGTGTTGGTTGTATCATACAAACGAGATTTGTTAGCGCCGCAGTTATATGCAGGACACCCCCAATCAATTCTGTATGTGCCAGAACCAAGTGTAAAAGCATTGCCAGACAAAGAAACGATATTATCAGGGTCTGACACCTCTGTGTTCAATGTTCTGTGAGCAAATGCGCTTGGATTTACAGTCGTACCACCTTGACTGTTTGATGCCTTTCTATCTTCAAGTAAGGCATATGAAGGTGAGAATGTGTTTAAATTAGTTAATGCAGAACCATCTAATGCTGGAAGTGTTCCTGTTGAAGCAAGCTTTGCCATAGATACAGAGCCATCGGCAGGTACAGAACTAAGCTGTGTCAGCCCATTATAAAGAACATAGATGTCATCAGTAGCGGCAACAGTGTAGCCTTGTAAAGTGACTGTAGTATTTGTAACTGTGTAGCTTTCTGTAGGCTCTTGCCTAACATTATTGATAAACAGAGATATGTCCTCTGGCCCACTAACAGCATGTGTAAGCGTCAGTGTGCCGCCAGTAGCGCCTGTGAGATCCTGTTTGCTTGGCTGATTTACAAAGCCAGCTATAGATCCTTGATTACCAATGTAAGGCATGTGTCACCTATGTACTAATTGCATCGACCGCAGATACCCAAACATCGGCACTGCTTGCTGTGTTTGATTTAACATAAAGCCTGTCGCCAGATTGAACTACGATCTTAGCACCGCCATCCAAAACCTGTAACGCGCCGCCAGCTGCGATGGGTGCATCTTTCACCAAATGAATATCGTTAGTGCCATCGTTGATGTAGCACTCAACAGTAATAGCATTAGCTGTAACATTGGCTATGTGAATGCCAACTATAGTATCGTAACTGTCAAAGTTACTGCCATCTGGTATGTCAGCGGCTACAGTGCCTACTGCATTTAATGTGTATCTTCTAAAATTCTGCGCCATGATCTACTCCTTTATAACGCAATACTCATGGCTATTGAGAAGCCGTTGGTAGCAAAACCAGTTGTTGATACAGCCGCATCACCCCAAGCCGCACCGTCATAAACACGCAACACATTACTGCTTGTGTTAAAATACAAATCACCAGCGTTTAAGGCATCACCGTCATTATCTACTGTAGGATCCGCTGACTTTGGCCCTAAATATGTGTCATCGAAATTATCTGCACTAGCCGCCGCTTGTTCTGCCCAATATTTAGCTGAGTAACCAGATCCATCTACAGTACCAGCAGTGTATGTCGCCCAGTCTTTTGCTGAGCCTGTAGTGCCTCTGGTTTGTGTGCCAACAGCGTATTCTTTAGCTGAATACTCTGTGCCATCAACTTGACCAGTTGTTTCAATGGCCCAATCTTTTGCAGGCCCAGCGCCAGATGCATCAGTTATACCAGTGCCACCAACTGCCCATGCTTTTGCTGAGTAATCAGATGTTGAAGGAACAGCACCATCAACTTTCACAGCGTAATTTTGCGCTTTTGTAGCTGATGTTGCGGCGGCTGTTTCGCTATTACCAGCCGCTGTTTCGCTATTCCCAGCCGCTGTTTCTGATGCCGCCGCATTGGTGGCTGATGTTGCGGCAGATACAGCATCCACAAGAAGTAAAAACTTCGTTGTATCTGTTAGTGAGTCGCCAGTTGAAGTGTCAACAATAGCAATATAAACATTATTGAGCTGTGCTGTTGTTGTAGATTTAATAATATCATGTTTCAAATAATCGGCTGTAGTGACAGTAGCGTCAGTCCCTTTTGATGTGCCTATTGTTTGAGAAACTGTAAGAGCGCCAGTTGAATCAAAAGATAAAATTTTATTTTTTCTTGTAGCTATTGCTGGAAGAGTAATAGAAGCTGTTGGATCAGAATCTGGAAGTATCAATGCTCTTTGTGCCGCATCATCGATGTCAGCAAGCATGGCAATAATTTTATCTAGTTCTGTATTAAGAGAACCGATAGCAAATGGGCCTGATGTTTGGAAATCAGTGGTGCGTTCAATATCGATATCGCGTGTAATAACAACAGTACTGTTACCTGAAGCCCCAGTAACAGAAAGATTGATTGTACCAGTGGCACCATCACCACCTGATGCAAGTGTGTAATCCGTAGTTTGAGTCTTTTGAACGTCATCAACGTAAACATTCAAGTCTCCTAATACGAAGAACTCAAATGGTACTACAAAACTAGTCTGTGTTACACCGCTATTAACCGTGTAAGAGACTCTTGGATTATTATCTGCCAAATTAATTGTCATATTAGCCTCATATCACTTTAGATTTATTAACACCACGCACATTAATCATCATAAAAATCAGTAGCCAACGCGAAAATAGGTAATATTGGAGAGTTGTATTTAAATTCTCTTGCCGCCTCTGTATCTTCACCGTTCATGTAATGAGTAGCGCCTTTGATCCAAGACGCAACCATTCCAGGGGCCGCGCCAGCTGGTTCAGAAATAGCATCAAAGAAAGAAGGGTTATATTTAGGCTTTAATATTGAATCACGTTCATCAAGCAAGCCTGTGCCGATAGCAACATGTGTAGCGGTATAAGCTATATCGCCATATACACCAAAAATACCAGACTGATCTACTGTACGTTGAAAAACTTCTGAATCAGAACGTGCATCAAACCACCATTTGTCTTTCTTTAAGTTAAGAGCTAAATAGCCTAAACCAAGTAATGCAATGGCACCAGTAACGCGATGTCTACGCATTGGATCTGCCAGCCCACCAGTAACACGCGCTGTAGCCCCAAGCATAAAATTATAAAACTGGAACGGAAATGTCATCAAACCAGACTCAAGACGTACTAATGGAATTGTTTTTGATGATGCGCGTTGATCAATATCAGACTCACCAAAACCAATCTTTTTCATCCACGGTCTGTATCTAACATAAATTGTACCATCCATTATGCGAGGTTTATCAAAAGCTGTTGCATGAAGAATAGTATTGCCAATGCCAGCATTCATGGCAGTGTTCCATTTCCGTATTAATTCACGGTCTGCCTGAGTTTTGTTAGGCCATTTATCAATATTAGGGTGCAATATATGATCGCCTTTTTCGTAAGGCAGTTGCGCCATAATTTTTGCATCACGTTCTGATATGCCATATCTCAATAAGTACCGCGCATCAGCTTCATCAATGGTATTGTTAGCCATCCTAACAATCTTATCCATTAAATCACTAGCACGAAACGACCCATCAACCTGCTTAAATATGTAAGTAAGTGTGCCAAGACCATTACCAAGAATTGGTATGTTATAATAAGCTCTCGTTATTGGATTTAAAACACGCTCTACAGCAGTAGGCTCAATGCCATCAATATTGTCAGCAATTATACGTTGCTGTACACCGCCTAACGCAAGCTCAGTTGCCTCTCCTGTAGCAGGTATAAGCTTCCTATTTTTACCAAGCAAGCTTCTATCAAGCTCTGTACGCGCTCCCATAAACATGTTCATAGGGCCGCGTTCCATAATTAACATGCCAGCATCAGTAACAGAAGCTAAAGCGGCGGCATCAAGATAAGAGATTCCTGCTGTTTCTTTTAATAATCTAGCAGTTTGATTGTCCCATCGTGAAGGGTCTTTTATATGTTCCCCCATAACGCGCTCATACTCAAATGCCATATCAGCACGGAGCGACACTATCTTCTTTTCAGAGAATCCCTTTTCACGCATTTCAAATTCAGCGTCATCAAGAATATCATCAATGCTTTGATTGCCATACTTTCTTGCAAATTCAATGCGTTTACCAACCCTAGCCGCATAAGATCTAGCAACACGCATATCTTTAATTATAAAATCTTTTATTTTAAATTCTGGAATAGCAATTTGCCTATGACGCAAATGTTTGCCTTTAGGGATTCCACTCATTTCAGTGACAAGCATTTGATCGCCTTCTTCCATTATAGATGCAACAGCATCTTCAGCAATCTTTCTTGGCTCTGCTCTTGTTGCTGGGTCAACCTCTATAAATTTTTGCGCTTTATCATCCCAAAAGCTAACGACAGGATTGTTTTTAATATGTTCTTCAAAAATATCTACGAGACGTTTGCGCATGTTATCATCAGCCGCAATTGCGGCCTTATCATAATAAATAGGCAACGTATAATTATCTGTTATTGAGTTCTCAATAAGGCCCTCATTAAACTCAACTTGTTTTTTCATAGACTCAAGGCGTTTCACTTGACCAGCTGTAAGCCCACGCTCTGATTGCATACGTTCCATATATTCAATGTCTAATCGAATACGAGCATTTCTATCTTTAATAGGTTGGACGCTAGTTATAAGGTTGAGAGCCTCTAGCTCATCTCTAAATTTTTCGAAAAACGTATCTACTTCAACCATTGCTTGTCTGAAGTCTGCTGAAAATGTGCCGTCATGTTTTTTAAATCCTTGACCAGCTTGTTTAAGCAAACGAGCCTCATTGACAGCGGCATACCAATCTTCAAATGATTTTGCGTTTCTCCACTTAGCAACAATATTATCTGTATTATAGCCTAGCACACGTGTAGCGGCTCCTTTAGATCGATTAAGCTGATCCTTTGCCCATAAATCACGCATTACGTTTACATGAGTAACGTATGTTCCAATATGAGTTTCTGCCTGTTGATGAACAGACTGTGTTGTTGCTTGACCATTCGAAACATTCTTTGTTGAGATATGCTCAACGCCAACCATGCGATGCACAAAAACTTTCATTGAATTTGTGCCGTTTTCAAGAATGCGTTTACTAGGAGTTGTAAGCATTTTCCATGCTAATGATCTAGTAAGTGGAGTTTCTTCTAATTCAAGTCCACTTCTAGAACGATCTAATGCTATTTTATTAGTACGATCTACATATGAAACTTCTGATTCGCCTTTAGCACGTTTATTTTGTGACCTAACAATAGATCGTAAAACCTGAAACTCCCCCCATTCATCAGGAGTGAGAAAGTCAGTTTCTTTTAATGGAGTTGCTCCTTTGACTTCTGGTCGAACCCAAGGTCGTTGATTAAATTCAATAGATAATTGGGTGTCATCTATTGTAATAGTTTTGTTTTTAATTGTTATTGGTTGTTGGGGGTTTCCTTTTAACGCAATTTCATTGATAGCATTTTCATAATCAGCAACAGCTGTAGGTGATTTTTTGTCGATCCCAAGATCCGAAGGGCGAACCATTGTATGCGCAATTTCGTGATTTCGAACAAAATTTACCCATTCGTCTGGAGTTTTAAATGCATCTTTTGCAAGTGGCTTAACGCCCTTAACCTTTGGTTTAGTCCACGGTGCTTTGTCAAATGTTGATTTTATGTACTCAGAATCAATTTTGACAGTCTGTGTTTTAGAATTATAAAACGCTGGAACATATCTGCCATTTACTGTTTTACCTGTATTACCTTCTTGTATTTTTATTTTAGATGAAACAGGTAAACGACTATTGTTATCTCCGCGTTCTATTTTAAACCCATCAATATCACGCTTTAAAGAACCACGACCTTGGAACTCTGCATTACGTGCGGCTTGTGTTTTACGTGTATAATTATATCCAGCACGTGCAACAGCTGGAATAGATCCAATAACACCACCAAATAATGTTGTGGCTAATATATTTGACGCAACTTCTTCATCCGTAACTGTTTTATCAAATGGCGCACGGATACCTTCCGAAGCTACACCAGTAACGAAACCACCTCTAGCACTAGCTTTGAAAGCTTCACGCACGGCCATGCCACCTTTGGCTAGCAAACCAAGTTGACCAAAAATAGGTAATGCAAAAGCAATATTTAATGGGTCTAACAAGCTAGCAACAAGAACACCACCACTTGTTATACCAGCGCGTGTAAGAACATCTTTTTCATAAAGACGTTCATCAATATTTTGTTTTATAAAATCTAAATGTTCTTGATCTCTAGCAACAGCAAGCTCATTTAGATACTCTTCATAGCCAGCCGATTGAGCAAAAGGATCAAGTGATTGATCAAACTCGCGTGTAGAAAACCTGCCAAGCTCTTCAATCCTATCAAGCAATGGAGCGTATTGATAATCAAAAGTAGCACGGAATGCTTCACCAAAAGTAGGAGTTGATAGCGGAGCAGAAAGAGGGCCACGATCTATCGGTGGAGTATAGTTATTCTCTAATTTAACTGGCATTCTATTGTCTACCTAACAATGAATCAATTAACCCAGCACCAATATTTAATCCCTCAGCTTTTGCTTCGATGCCTGTTTGTGGTCCAGACATTGCCTTGTCTCTTAAAGCTCTAGCTTCTTCAATTTTATTATTAACGCCTTGAGCAAATTTGTTAGCCATTGTGCTGTCTTTGTTAAGGGCTTGAGACCTTATTAAAATCTGTCCATTAGAATTTAATATTGGCTTACCTTGTTTATCAATGACTTGCCATGTAACTGAAGAGTTTGTGCTGTCAGGTGATGGATACAAAAATGCATTGTCCCCTAAAACAAAACTACCTGATGCACCTTTTAGCTTTTTATTTACATGATCTAAGAACGATGGCATTAGCTCGTCACCATAAAATCGTTCTGGAGCAAACTCGCTACGATCTTGTTTTGCCGCACCCATAATTGCAGGAGTTCTTATATAATCTGTTGGGGCAAACAAAGTTTCATAAGCTGTATCAATATAATCATCAGCCTCTTCTATAGGCAATGAAGCGTATGCTCGTATAGCAATAGTTTTTAGTCTAGAAATTGCCCTTGGATTTTTATCCTCAATCCAACCTTCATCAGACCATCGTTGAGTAATTTGAGCATAAGCATCTTTATTTGTATTACCTAAATTAATACGTGCTTGATTTTCTAAATCTTGTTTAGTGGTAGAACCACTAGTCAAAGCAGTTGCATATTCTGTTGCCGCTTCCATACCAAACGACATTGCATAGTTATTTACGTTTTTCCAAAACGCATTGACTTCATTTGATAGTTTACTACGAACAACTGGGCCATTCTTTGTAATCCCCATTGAACCAGTAGCCCATATGGTAAGTAGATTACGTAACTCAGAAGCAGTCTTTGGATTAGCGCCAGCTTGTGCGGCATTGATTAATTGTTTTTTAACAGACGTTGGAAATACAGCGCCGTTACGCAATATCTTTCCAAACGTAGAATTTGGATCTTGCGCCATTGCCGCACCTTCAGCGCTAACCATTTGCTCTCTAGTCATTGTTTGCGTCAGGACACTTTCAACAGCATCTTCAGCCTTTGATCCTGTTTCTGCAAACCCAGATCCATTCATCTGGTCCTGAACAAGCTGTTGCATATTTGCAAGTTTTACAAGATCTCTTTGCCTACTAGAGTATTGATTAGCGCGTGTTCTTATTGCCGCCGCTACAGCCCCACGCACTTCTACATCATCAATGTTTCTAAGGTATTCATCAGTAATACCTTTTCTCGCCAAAGCTTCTCGCAATGACATAGTAATCTGTTTGTTATCTTCCGCTATAACAACTTGACGATCTGGATCAACAATAGCATTACCTTCAAAAGACTCTGCCATAGCATCGAGCAAATCATATGAACCCTCTGCAATCAGCTCATTTGCAATAAGGTTTGCTTGCTCGCCATAAACAACAGTATCGATTGCTTTAATAGCCGCATTTTGTTGACTTAAATTACCACCCATACCAATGAGCAAGCCAGCTTTCTTGCGAGAGCTATCAGCTAAATCTAAAGCTGTGTCTACATCGCCATTAGCAATTAATGCTTGGATTGTTTTAACATCATCACTCACTTCAACAAGCATGTTGCTTATTGCAACAGCTTCTTCTTCTTTTATCTTTGCACGAGTAAGCTGATTGTAGTGATCCATAGTGCGTTCAGCGCCAACACTATCCAATGCCATTTGCCCAACATCAGCAAAGTCTTGAGGCACATTAGAGATCATACCCTCAAGCCTTAAACCAGCTAGCTCTCTAAATTTTTCTGGATCATTTTGGTGGGCATTGACATCTGCCCTTAAGTCAATAAGCGCCCTGTCCATATCAAGGCCAAGCTGTCTACCGTAACGCTCTTGTATAATTGGTTGAGCCGCATTACGGGCAACACGCGTCATGTCTGATGTGATGTCTTGGTAAATAATATTACCTTTTTCATCACGCATCTTCATGCCTCTGGCTTGTTTTTTACCAAGCTCAGTTTGCTCGTCCTCAAACTTTTGATAGGCAACTTGACCAACTCTATCAGCCGCACGACCAAGAGCAGAAGCGACCTGATCAGCACCAGTGTTAATATTCAAAACACCTGCGGCTTTAGTCTGTGTTTGTGGGCCTTTTGATTTTATAACACCAACCATTTGTCACCTATTTGTACAATGCCGCATGAGTATATGCAGATGACACACCATCTATCAGGCTAGCAGTAGCTCTATTACGTCCCTGCATAACAGCTATCCTACCTGCTAATCTATTTTGTGATGCCGCAGACAACATGCTCATATTTATTCTGCCAGCATCGGTAGATGCATCTTTCCTTATTTTATCAGCAACACGTTTTAGGCTCCTGTTATCCCCTTGCATAAATCCAGCCAAAGCATTGTTTGTTGCAAGGTGAGCAGACATGTTTGATATAGCTTGATTGTGACGCTCCTTGCCCTGCAAGATAGCATCTTTACGAGCTTGCTCGTATTGTTGCTGTTGCATAGACGCTTGACTGCTTGCGGCCTGCATAGAATACAGTGTTGAAAAAGCCATAAGGCCAATAGTAAATGGATCTGCCATTAGTAAGCGACCTCCAGAACCATGCCGTTTAATTGAAGATCCAAAGGAACAGATTGAGATATTGTAACCTGTGGATCTCTACTATACCCGACTACAAAAAATTCTTTTTTACCTGTAAAAGCATTTCTGCCTAATGCAAAGTCATCATTTACATTTCTTATTATCATATCTCTGCCATCAACAGAAACGGACAAGGTGCTAAATAAATCTAAGATAACAGATGTAATGCGGCGTTGTTTGCCAGTTAGAGGACCGCTTGCTAACCTGCCATCAATAGGCATTGTCTTTAATGTGGGAGTAAATGAATAGCCTACAAATGAAGATGTAACAGTATCATCAACCGCAGATACATCCAATTGACCAGACCCAACAGTATATGTCCCTAAGTAATCAGTACCATTAACAGCTTTAACAACAGCGCCATTTGCAAAATCAGAATTCAAACCAGTTAATATACCAGCAGTTCCAGTATAAACATTGCAATGATCCATGGGCATATTGCTATTAAATTCTTCTAAGTAAAACTTTTCGACACCAGCCCCATTATCTCTAATAACAACTGTGAACAGTCTTTCGCCAACTGAACAAATGCTTTCAAACAAACCCTGTGTATCCCACAAAGACCAACCAGCTTTTTTGTCAGCACGTAGTGAATAAAAAACAGCAATAGTGCCATCTTTATTCACATAAAATGCATAGCTTTCAGGTTTGTTTAACGCTCCCTTAATCAATGCTTGTTGCAAAGGGTTCCTAATAAGATGCGGTGAAAGTGTAGATATATTAGTAGCAACATAAGCACCTTCAGTATCTGAAAAAATATACTCTCTTACAGCACTTTCAGTTTTTTGCACAAACAATGTCGCGCCATCAAACGGCACTGGCCTCACAAATGATGAACCGAATGGTGTTTGTCGTTTTACCTGTGCAGTAGTTGGTGTAACTGGAGCATTAGAAAACGATGGCACAAAAAACTCTGAGTCAGATGTAAACACCTGCAAATCACGATTTGAAACCATATGACGAATCTGATCGAACGAACCAACATTTGCAGATATATCTATTCCTTGATCATCTTCACCATCACCAAGGCTGAAATCAAAATATGAATTGCTATGAGATGCCCATATATTAGATGGTTGTGCTAATGAACCAGCAAACCATAAACGACCTTCATGAAAAGTTACACAGCTTGGATACCCACGTAATGATGAATATGATTGTTCTTCCCATTGCACGGTAGCCGCACCTGATGCAATTCTTGGAGATCCTCCACCAACAGTACTAGTGGTTGCACTAGCACCAGCAGTAACTTCATATACATTTTCATTTATAACAGCAGATATTGTTCGTGAGCCATTTATATTAGCGGCTGTTAAACCGCCAACACCTGATGCTCTATCAATAGTAATGGTTGCACTGGGTGCAAGACCATGCAACGCATGAGTAATTAGTATCTTGTTAGATCCTGAAATAGTTTCAATAGCATCAATATTTAATTGTTCTCTTATAGTGCCACTTATATCACCTGTTGCAGTTGTGCCATTGGTAACTGTTTTAATTTCTATTTCAGTGCCATGCATACGCAGTCTTGTGCCAACATGATCTGAAACAAAATAACTAGAGCTTGTTGTTAATGAAACTCCGTTACCGCTTGTTGCACCAGCTGTTAATGTGACTCCAGTTCCTTGGAAGCTAAAATATGGCTGTAAAATAGAATTGCTATCTGTTGATGTTTCAAACTCAAATGGATTCACAACAAATGTTTCAAGACCTGTACGAACAAGCTTCATTATTGGATACAGCTGATGGGTTATGAACATAACATCTGCTTGTTGAGCAAACTGTAACTCAGCTACTTTTGCCTCTGTAAATGGCAAAGTGGTTCCATCAGAATCAGCTGTAATGGTTGAAACCTTTTTTGGTTTAAAATTGTCAGTTGGGTCAAGCAAGAACACATCAATTTGTCCTGCGCTAAACGCAACAACATATCGTTCATCATCGCTAAATATAAAAGGTTCAATCCTAAGTTGCAGAGGATTAGAAGAAAAATTTGTTACAGCTAAGCGAGTTAAATCTGTTGATGCAACTTCAAGGTTCATTGAACCTGCATTATCACGTGTAACGGTAACAATATTTGCAGATGGGTTTGCAACAGTAAAACCTGTAATAGCATTGAGGGATGCTTGTATACTATCTGCGGTATTATCGTTAGATGTATTTATCCTTACGAAATGCTTGTTTCCAACAGATGAACTAGCGGCTGATACTGAAGCAACACTTGATGATGTTGATGTTGCAGATGATGTGCCGCCTGTTAATGTTTCACCACTTTGGAATGTGCCTGTGATTGTTTTTACAATCATTTTAGTTGTGGTATTTGAAACAAAAACAGCAGTCGCATTTGATGTGCCACCTGTTATTGTTTCACCTACAGTATAGGTTCCAACAACGCTAGCAATACTTATATCAAATGTTTGTTCCTCAAACTCTAGAGTGTGTATTGTTCCATCGTTGAGCTTCAAAGAAATAACTGTGCCAACAGCAATATTAGCATAGTCAGTTACAGTGATAGTGCAGGTAGGTTTGGTATATGTTTGCGAAAACTCATACCAGTTTTGTGTGCCACTACGTTTTTCGACACCACCTTCTGACTTGATAAAGAAATTACGAATCCGTGCGGCTGATGCATTATAAACAGATACATCAGTACGGCTTGTTAATGATGGGCTAACTTCGCCAAACTCAAAGCTAGACAAAGGAACTCTTAGCCTTGCCATTAACTTAACCTTTCATTTTTAAACCTATTCGTAACTAGCTTGCGTGTTGTTTGTTGCTGGCTATCAAGATTACGAGCTTTAGCCATAAGCCTATCTGCTTTTTGCTCCATAGCATTTGCAAGTCCATCGTCTCTAGCTATTGAGGTAGCAAACATTGCCGCAAGCTGATACTGCACAGCTAAAGTAAAATATGAAGGCCAAGTTTCTTCGTTTGCTCTAAAGGTATAATCAACAACTAACTGATCGCTAGTTGCAGAATCAGAATAAACTTTGTCACCGTATATAGAATATTGAATCAATAAATCATTTACAGTAACAGCATGAACTAAAAGATAATCAGATGGTAGCTGGTGAGCCACATCAAATCTGCCAGTAGGCACACTGGTAAGCTGATTCAACACAGCTTGATTTGTTGCAAACCTCCAACGAGTTTGACACAAAGATGCGCGAGCGACATCTTCATACATATTGTTTGCAATCGTTGCTTCAGTTGTATTGTCAGTAAAAGAAGATATAGGGTCCGCGCCAATGAGAGTTAAAGCACGTGCCGAAATATCGATGGATGAATTAGCCGCTGTACTCATTAGCAGGTAGAGGGAGAGGCTTACGCCCCTCCCCACATCCTTTAGTCAGTGTCAGTCATTGTCAATGCTGTACCATCAGCAATGTCAACAACAGAACCTGTGTTAGATAATACAACAGAGATACCCATTGTTGGCGCATCACTATCGTAAACAAAAATAACATCGCCAACATTTAACATGCCAGCCGCGTCATTAAAGTATCCAGATACACGAACAGCGGTAAGAGCGTCAGTTGAATCATAGAACCAAAGGCTATGACCGCCACCACCTGCCATACGAGTAAGACCTGCGGAAGAATATGCCATGATCTAACTCCTTATGTGTTATTGTCTAAGACTTCATAGACACCGTTTGCGTCAATCACAACAGCACCCATGGACATCGAAGAAACAGTTAAGTGAGATACCTTCTCAGGCACATAGTTCACTTCAGTAGAAACATCAGAGTTCACACCAAGGCCAACAGCCATGTTGTGATACGCCATGTTTTTACCAGCTGTGACAGCTGATGTTGAGAAGATCTGGAAACCAAGGAATTGCTTCATGGTCATGCCGCCAGCAAATGGCAGGTTCTGTTCGCCAACATAATCTGATGAGGCAAACTCATCAATCAAGAATAGATCAGCAAAACCCTTTGGATGCATAGCTAAGTAACGCTGACCATCTTCAGGAACATTGGCTGTACCAAATGTTTCAAACAAAGTCAGCAAGTCTGCTTTAGCTAAAGCGGAACCAGTGTCATGAATCTGTGTACCGTTAGCACCTGCATCCATAGCTGTATAGATAAGCTCGTCAGTCTTACGACCCAAAGCCGCCGCCGCAGATGTGGCAACAGCTTGACGCTCATCAATATTGATCTTCAGTTCATCCAACTTATCAATATACTCAGCGGCATAATGATCAGTCATTGTCACTTCAACAGTGGTGTGTTCCAGTTCCATAGGAGTCACATTGCCGTTGCGTGATTTAGTTGAAGCAGTGCCAGCACCGATTTTTTGGAAACGAGCAACACTCGCGCTCACATTGTTATTGCGAACAGTGTTCTTTAGCTTAGAACCCATACGCTGATACGCCATGTGAACTTCGGTTTCGAACTGCTTGATAAATGCGACATCTATTGTACTCGCCATAATATCAGTCCTTTTTCAAAGTTAAGTTACTACAAGTGTGGTTGTCCATTTCGCTCGTCATCCAGTTATCCCAGAGGGGCTGTCAGTTAGAAATAGGCCATTCATCATTCTGGAATGACACTATTATATGAGGAGCGCAACGCACAAATCTTACACAGGGAAATCCATTTATAAGAGTTTCCTGTTGGGCAAACATACATTTAGCAAACTGTAACCAACGTATTGTTTTTTTATGGTCAATAGGAACAATATTTTCGACAACATCATATCGTTCTAAAAAGTAATCAAACACAGAATGTGTTAGCCGCAACCATGTCCGACCATATTTATCAAGGTCATAACTGCCCAACAACCATATAGATGCACTAGATATCCCATCTGATATTGAAAGCGGTACAGTCCCAAACATACAGATAGGCTTGTCATCTGGGGATAAGGTTGTAAATGTTTCTGCTTTTGGAATAGAAAGAGGTAGGTGCAACGCCCTCCAAGGCGTTGACCCACCAATCATACACTCTCTTAAATCAGTAGAGCGTAAATTATGTTGCAATACACCAGCATGATATTCATTAGCTGGTATAATCGCTAGATCGTCATACAGACCCTTGCCTGTAAAGTTTAGCAAATCCATCATTCACCTGCTGAACAAAACCAGAATCACGTGCGCCCTGTTTCCAGTAGCGAGGATCATTCATCATAGATTTCAAATCCTCTTCTGTAATTCCTGATTGTGTTTCAGAAGTGCCATTAAGACTTGAGCCTTTCATAGCTTCCATAACTTTTTCCAAGACTTCAATCCCTTCGGATGTTTGGCCAAGCCGTTCTAAAGCGCCCATATGTGATTCATCAAAAAACTTATTTGCCCATAGTTGCACAGCTTCGATACGCGCATCAGCATTTTCGCCAAGCTTTTCACGTTCTTGTTCAATATCTGGGATTGCTTCTTGAATTGCAGTTGCATATTTAGCAATACCATCAGCAAATTTATCTTGCCCATACCCATGCTCAAAGCAAAACTCAGACCACCAGTTAAGAAGCTCGTTATCAACAGCTTGTGATTCATCAATAATTTCTGGCAAAACATAATCACCAGCTGTCTCTGGCCTATCCTTAAATGTTTCAGCAAGCATTTCATCTTTGACGCTTTGCCGAATCTCTTCTTGCCCCTTACCAAGCTTTGTTTCTAAAGCTGAGTAAGATGATACAAGATCTTCAGGTGACTTAAATTTTTCAGGGAGCCACTCTGGTCTTTCATCCACCACAGGTGCTTCCGCAGAAATCATAGAGGTTTCTGTTTCTACATTATCTGTAACTTCATTCATTGCTCTTTACCTTGTTACCGTGATTGATACGCCGTTCAATTAATCCAACTAAATACCTTTGCCCCTCCATATGACGGAGTTCAGCATCACTTACAGCTGGGCCATTGACAGCTTCGATAGTTATAGAACGTAAATACTTTAGAACAGATTTGCCAGAGGGTTTTGAAAATAATGCCGCAATATCTAGTGATATGCGTTCATCATCTTCAGAACGTCTGGCAAAGCCATCCAAACCAATATTGGGCTTTGTCATGATTATTCCTGTGTTGGAGCCATGCCTGATTGCTGTTGTGCCATCTGTTGCATGGCTTGAGCAAGTGCCGCACGTTCATGAGAATCACGAATCAAATTATCTGGCACACCAAACTTCTTGGCTAAAAATGCAGAAGCCTCTTCAGATGACACTAAAAGGTTTACCATCTGTGGGCCAAAGCGTCCACCTACCATCTCAAGGAACCTATCAACAGATGCAATATCTTGATTGGCTTGAGCTTGAGCAAGCGGAGATACAGAGCGTATTTTAACATCACGCCCATTTAGTGTAGGGACATCAATGCGCCCCTGCTTTTTGAGAATATAAACTACTCGTTGCAAAACAGGCTGAACAAACTCAGCTTGCAATCTTCCAAAGGCAGAACCAATGCGGCGAGATAGATCAGCCATACGTTCCGCAACTTCGGTAGCAGTTGCAGGTGTGCGATTTGGATCGCCTAGCATATCATTATAAAGCGCACGCTTGATGTTATTACGCATGTCACCAAGGATAAGATTTGCAACATCAAAAGATCCAGCGGCTCTAATCGGTTGCAAGCCTTGGCTGTTTGGAGCTTTTGGAATTATAGTTCCAGGGACTAGGTTGATTGAATCAGTGTTAATCACACCATCATCATCCATCTGATATATGCCAGATATAGCCATTTGCGCATTTTCAAGAACGAGTTCAATGGTCAGGTTCGTAGTTTTGATTGCACTAAGGCTGTTGACCAAAGGACCACGCCCATAAACTTCACCAGCCGCTTTAGACCAGCGGAAACAAATAAACGGATTCGATCCAGCGCCTTTGAATGTATCCTGATGAATAAGCTCTTTTGTGTCTTTGCATATAACAAAGTATGCGTTGTGTTCTTCATTTGGCTTGTCGTAGATACGGCAAACAACTTCTAAGAAGTTAGCTTTAGTATCAGGCTCTTGTAAGATTTTATCCATAAGCATTGGAGATACAATGGCATCAGGATATGCAACAAGTATATCGCTATGTCGTATCTTGCGTTCTCTATATACATGATCAATGCGATCATCAGCGCCATTTTCAAGAACTAACTGTGGTAGTGGTATAGCATTAAAGCGTATTGGATTTAACGCGTCACCTTCTTCAACAAGGAGACAGCCTGTTCCCACAGCCAGATCAAGGAATGCTTCGTGGGCTTCCTGTCCAAAATTGCTGTTCTGCATAATCTGAAAGACGTATTCAGTAACCTCTTCCAACTGATTATCAATAGCTTCAGTTTGATCTTTTGGAACTTCACTACCAGAGACAAGATCTGCCCAACGCGCAAAATTTGGGACAAGACCAGATTGTAAACGTGATGCAAACTCTTGCACACCAACAACAGCAGTTTCATCAAATATTCTGTCATCACGTCTTTGACCTGCCGCAAGTTTAGTAAACCCTTCGCGTTGTGGGAGAGCGTACTCATAGCATTCATCAAACAATGATTCAAAGAGTAAACGATGTGAACGAGCTTTTTCATACCGTTTAAGATACGTCGCCGCAACTTTATCATGCATTACAAATACTCGTTGTAAAAGCCAATGCCGCCGCCCTTACTGGAAAGTAAAGAATGAGTAGCACTGCCACCTTTCTTCTTTGCCTTAACAGCCTTTTGCAAGTTTTGCGACTTCATCTGCTTTGTTTCAGCTAACTCTTTTTCCATACGTTCTTTGCGTTCAGCTTCAACTGATGGATCTGGAGCAGGTGTCGATGGTCTGTTAAAAATGCACATAATAACCTCAGTAACTATAGCTTACATCTAAACTCAGAGTTTTTGCAATACAACGCACAAATTACATACGCGCCCATAGACCTTTCCTACGTTGCTTTGGCTGACGTGTAAACACATCAAAGTCTCTACGAGCTTGTATTACCTGTTGATGACCTTGAGCGCCAAGCACACCTCTACCCTCACCAGCACCTAACATCAAATACTGCAAGGCATCATGAATATGAGAGAAACGATTCTTTTCTGGTCTATCATCATATCGCTCACCAGATACTTGGATGCGGCGATACTGATAGCCACCTTCAAACCCTTTGATAATTTCTTTACATCTCGGGTCAATTAAAAAACCCGACAGACCATCAACCATTCTATTTAGACTAGCGCTTACAGATTCAAGCCTTAGTGCAACATCATTACTTGGGGCTGGCCTAGCTTTGAGTCCAGCACCACGCAATACTTGAAATGGAGTTGATTCATCTGTTTGCGCACGGAAATCGCCAGATGGATCACCGAATATATTTATTTCGCAGTTACCATATTTTACAGCAATCTCTTGTCGCAACAGTTCTGCAAAACGAACAATGCCCATATCAAAAGCTACAATTTCTTGTAGTATAAGCCAGCGACCTCTAACCTTTTGCCCAAACACAGCGGCTGGCGTCAAACCAAAGTCCAAGCCCACATAAACAGGCAAGCCATCTGCTACTGGTATTTCTTCATCAGCTACGTGTTGATCATAAGCAAACATATTGTAAACAGGCTTGCCATCCTGTATTGAGCCAAGCCGATTCATTACATATACATCAATCCAGCTTTTGCCTTTACCCTGTATTAAGTTTGGATAATAGCTGTTCATCATATGTTTTTGGTTTTCAGCTTCCTTGTTCGCTTTATATTTAATGACATTACCTTCTTCGTCACGCTCTTCAAGCATCCCAGATGGCTGTGTATAAAACTTCCAGTTATCGGGAAGCACCATCATCTTAGCTTCTTCACGACTTATATGATCTGGTATAGGAACCTCACCAGACATTATAGGCCACCAGTGATCTTCTTCTGGAGCGTTGGTATCTGCAATCACCCCACTCCAGCTAGGGCCACCATCACGCATAGATGGATAACGACCAACGCGCATCGTACATGCATCAATGATTGACTTAGGTATCTCCCTAGCCTCGTTGATCCAGATACCAGTTAGCTCTAGGGAGAGTAATTTTTTGACATCTTCTGGACGGTCGAGAGCTAGGAAGATTACTTCAAGTTCCAAATCACCTTGTTTTATATTGTGTGTATATGGAACCGACCAGCTAAACTTGCCCCATTCATTTTCTGGAAACCAGTCTAACCAAGTCTTTATTGTTGTTGTGCGTAACTGAGGATTGGTATTTCTTATGATTGCCCAACGGCTTTTGCGTATGCCCTGTTCATTTTTCTTTTGCATTAAAGCTCGTCTAAAGACTTCAACGCAACAACCAACTGATTTGCCAGAACCAACAGGACCACGAATACCACGAAAAAAAGTGTCATCCTTCATAAAAGATTTAAGGACTTCACCATCTGGTTTGTACTTAAATTTCATTTACCTTGTAGTCCTTGCCGATCTTAATCATCGTTTCAACTACTTCAGGGCCAATAGAAGCTATGAGCTTATCAGCCTCATAGTCTGTACAAAACTCTGTAGGGTAATGCTTGAAGTGAACCTTTTTGACAACGGTTCTTAAAATATCACGCTCTTCTGGTTTAAGCATATGTAAAAACGCACTCATCTGAACCTCTTAGCAATACGTGCGGCAGACTTAGGTTGTTTAGAAAACTGTTTGCCAGCCGCTTTATCTTTTCTTTTCTTAGCAGAAGAGGCGGCATATTGAGAAGATGACATTGCTTTAATAGCTTTTGCAGGTAGATATCTTTCACCTGTAGCTTTTGGTCCTTGGGTAGATGGTTTGCCAGATT